TAAGTAGGGTTGAACTTCCCAATTGCCCGAATTACCATTAGAATAATTAAACAATATATAAGTTGTAAGATTGTCCTCAATATTTTTAAGCATATTATTTCCAGGAACAGTATTAAATATATACAATGAGATAAACGCATACATATGATTACCATATTTCATTTCTTGATTTACTCTAATTTTTTTCTTATGTAACGTAATATCCATTATCTGACCGAAATTGTGCTGGTTAAATATTTTCTCAATGAATTTTTCGTGGACATTCTTGTGAATAAAGGGTATAAATATCTTAACGAGTTTGTTCATTATTATTATTATTTGTGTATTTCTTGTTAAAAAACACAAATTCATTTAAAACTATCAATTTTACGAAATTAAATGATATAATATTACGAATATTAGGCAATTATATAACTTCTAGGTCTTTAAATTTCCAATATTCACATCCACCATTAGGGAGAGGTCGTTTTACAATAAAGGGAATTTTCTTTTCTGAAAACTCCTTTTCGGCAATTAAATATCCATCGATAATTTCAGGACCAATTTCAATAAGAGGTTTCGCTCCCATATTAATTTGTTTCGCACGTTCCCCTAGAATACGTGCGCGTTCGTATTTTGTAATAAAGGGAATTGTTTTATGTAGAGGGTCGACAATAACCCCTTGCTGATTTCGCACAACACGTGTAAGTGCTTCAATTTCATAATGATTATGTTGAAGCAATTCAGGATGAAACTCCTTAATGATATTTTTTTTATTAACATCATCCAATTTCTGAAGATAGTGGTCGTCATCACTATCATAGTCGTCACTATCATCATAATCACTTGAATAATTAGCATCCTGAAATTCTGCGTCTGGCTGCAAGTCCAGGTCAGCATCGACCAATGCGTCATCCGGTAAATCATCTGAATTAATATTCGGCTCGCCGCCAATCAACTCCTCATAGTCACTCGCATCACCACCATCATAGTCACTCACATCACCACCATCTTGGTCACTCAAATAATCACAATCATCTTTTCCTCCTCCTCCTCTGTCTTGTGATACAAGAGAAGATACAGATTTATCATCATCAAGGTAGTTCATTTTATATTAAATAATTATATATTCACTATATATTTCTAAACCATTTGTTTAAAAATCAATTTTATAAAAAATACACAATAACACATTTTTTTATAAAATATTCCTTTCCTTATTTTGAATTATCATCTGTTTTCCACGTTGTATCGCATGTGGAACACATATACAGATATTTCATATTATCATCATCATATCTAAGATACAAAATTTCTCTCTTTTTGTCGGATTCCGTATTTGTCTCACAATGATCATTTGGACATTTTATATTATTCACTCGAGGTAGAGTGGGGTCGAGTTTGGTATATTCATTAACAATATGACTATATTTTTGTTCACTATGTTTGATATCATTTCTGAAAATGCACGAATTATCATCAATATTTGTAGTATCTACATATCCACAATTTCTACAATAATGTGTTAAGGCATTAGGATTTGTCTCATTGATTCCAATATAATACATATTATCGCATTTTATGCAGAATTTCATTTTATAATTATAACTTGTATGTATATTATAATTCTATATGCTTTCAATTCAATTTTATATATTTAACCATACATAGATCGCATTTCAGAATAATTAATAGGATCGCCCGTTTCAGGATGCGTAAACATGTGTTCAATTGCTTTGTCTATACCTTGTGTTGTCCATATTTCAACCGCTTTTTTGTTATTATCATCCATTTGATCGTAAAACGGAATATTTGTATCACAATTTGGTTCAGTATCGTCTTCCTGCGTAGTTTCAGGATCAATTAGAGGAGTATCATGAACAGGATTTGTTTCCATTGAGTTGTTATTAAATGTACAGATTAGATTTCCCATTTTATGATATATAAGGGAGATATAATTACGTAAATTTTATACAACAAAATAGTAAACGGCGTTAAAAACCGATAATAAATATATGTTGATATAAATTAATTTTTTACTCGTTTACAAAATTGATTTTCCAAAAGGAAATAAATGTATAAGTATCTTATACTTATACAATGGAAATCGATGGTAAAATGAAACAAAGCCCAAAAACTAAGAAAACTTATAAAAATTTGTTTGATTTCCTTCAATTACACAAATATGACAAAAATATTCATTTGAATGGTCCGACACATACACGGATTGGGGACAGGGATGCTGATATTTACGGAGGGTCTTATTATATTACAAGTGAAGATTCGGAAACGTTTCATCAACTTTATTATAAGGATGTCCTTTCTATAAATAAACTAGAATATCTTACAGAACGTCAATTAAATGATAGTAGTGCGTCTATTATGGTCGATATTGATCTACATTTTGGGTTAGATTTAAAAGAACGTGTATATACAATTGACCATCTCGACGACTTGGCGGATTTGTATTTAGCTGAATTATCCAAAATTTATCAGTTTGGCGAAGATGCAGCCTTTGAGATTTTCATATTCGAAAAAGATGATGTGAATCGGGTGAAGGATAAAAATATTACAAAAGATGGTCTTCATATGAAAATAACATTACAAATGGAACATGCAGCACAGATGGTTTTGCGTAAAAATATAATAGAAAAAATCACAGATTGTTGGGGGGATTTCCCAATAGTGAATACGTGGAATGATGTATTTGACGATGGTATTTCAAAGGGATATACTAACTGGCAGATGTATGGTTCTCGAAAACCTCATCATGAGCCATATAAACTTACCCAAGTGTATAATATCACAGTTGATCCAGATGACGGTGAACTGATGAATAATCGTGGTGATGTAAGTAAATATATGAATGCTGAAAATTATACAAAATTGTTAGCGAGAAATACAGAAAGTGCGTCCTACTTTTATAAAACATCATTTTCCGATCTTGTTCAGCAATCTGACCTTTCAGACGGCATACAAATGAAACGCGTAAAATCGAATAATAATATGGACAATTCATTTATGAATATTGAGTATGGTTCAGGATCAGGTATCATCTCAACAATAACAAATTCAGAAGAATTAGATAATTATTTACAACGTTTTCTAGAAACGCTTCCTTATAATGACTATAAAATGAAAGAATTATATGAATATACAATGACGCTTCCGGAGGCTTATTATGGAAATGGGTCTTATTCGAAATGGATTCGTGTAGGATGGGCATTGAAAAACACGTCAAAGCGATTATTGATTTTATGGTTAGCATTCAGTGCGAAATCCGCATCATTCGATTACGGAAAAATTCCAGATCTTTGTGAAGAATGGGATCTATTCGATATTAAACGTGATTCGGGTGTATCAAGATGGTCTATTATTTACTGGGCAAAGAACGCTAATCCCGAAGGTGCGAAAGCGGTATTACGAAATACGGTAGGTTATTATCTAGATAATACCATTAGCAGTATGAGTGCTACTTCTGTTGCGAATCCTACAAATGATACAAGGGGTGCTGGAGATTTCGATATTGCCATGGTTTTGTATCAAATGCTTAAGGGAGAATATATTTGTTCGGATGTGAAACATGGACATTGGTGGCGTTTTAGAAAGCATAGGTGGTTTGAAATAGATAGTGGTACTACTCTAAGAAAGACTATTTCAGTTGAACTTCGTGAGTTATATACGAGTAAAATAACAGAACTACAAAACTATAGCGTATCACTTGATCCGGAATCGGATGAAGATAAACGAACTTCAATTAAACAAAAGGTCGATGTTGCGCTTAAAATTGTTATGCGTCTAGGACAGACAAACGACAAAACGAATATTATGAAAGAATCGAAGGATCTATTCTACGATGATGAATTTTATGAACGCCTGGATAGCAACCCTTATCTATTATGTTGTAAGAATGGTGTTATAGATTTCAAACAAAAGTGTTTTAGACCTGGATGTCCTGAAGATTATTTAACAAAATGCACGGATATTAATTATTATCCATTAACATCTTCACGACATAAATCATCTATTGGTGAAATCCACGATTTTATGGAAAAACTATTCCCCCAAAAGGAATTACGGGATTATATGTGGAATCATCTCTCATCTATATTGATTGGTAAGCCATCTTTGAACCAGTCACTATTTAATTATATTGGATTTGGAAGAAATGGTAAATCTGCTTTGACAGATTTGATGCAAAAGGTATTAGGGACATATAAGGCAATGGCTCCAATTTCCATTATCTCGCAAGGTAGAGGTAAGGTTGGAGGTCTTGCTCCTGAAATTGTAGCATTGAAAGGATGTCGATATGTTGTAATGCAAGAACCAGACAAGACAGATGTAATTCACGAAGGTCCCATGAAAGAATTGGTATCCGGTATTGAGCCAATTACAGCACGTGCTCCTTATATGACTAAAGCGGTCACATTTACTCCACAATTCGCACTGGTTGTTTGTTGTAATCATTTGCTTTCAGTCAGAACACAAGACGATGGAACCTGGCGAAGACTCAAGGTAATACCGTTTAAATCGAAGTTCACAGAAAACCCCGTTGCCGATGATCCGGAGAGTCCTTATCAGTTTAAAGTTGACCTCAATCTTATGGATAAATATAACGTATGGTGTGAAACAATGCTGTCTATGTTGGTCGAGATGACCTATGTTAATCAAGGACAGACAACTGACTGTGATATTGTATTGGAAGCAAGTCGTGCTTACAAGGAACGACAGGATTATCTTGCTGAATTTACGAGTGATAAGGTATGTCGCGCGGAAGGTTATAGTATTCGTAAGGGTGAACTATCGAATGAATTTAAAAACTGGTATATTGTGAATATTGGAACAAATAATGCGAAACCCAAGGAGATACATGACTATATGGATAAGAGATTTGGTAAAAACATAGGCGGTATTTGGAAGAATGTTAAAATCAAACTCTATGATGAAAGTGATTTTGGAGAAGTAATCGAAGAACAGCAGGAGGAAGAGGCAGATAATATCGAATTTCACGAACTTGAATAAAAAATGTATAATACATATACTGTTTATGTATTGTTATACTGTATGTAAGGTGTCTCTGTTCATTTCTAATAGTTTTGAAAAACTACTATCATAATCGATTATAATTTTTTTTCGAATTTGTTTCGCAATAGAATACCATATGTAATTTAATTTACATTTAAATAACATATTCTGATTTATTATTATAATTTTTCTTAATAATGATGAACTCCTTAATAATAATGAACTCCAAGTATTCATTAATTGAATGATAATATCAACACAAGGTGCATGGTGAAATCTATATGATTGCGCATCTATTATCAAATTGTACGGTTTGTTTATTTTTTTTAATTCTATCAAAATATGTTGTTCTATACCATTATAATCATCGTATTTTTTCGCACCCGCTGGACAGCAATAAAAGTAATCTTCGATTCCATCATCAATTATTAATCTAAAAGAGTGTGAAATGGGTGAATAATAACATTCTTCGCAAATCTTTTCTTGATCAAAATTGTCCATCATTTTCTATACTGTTTTGTTGTTTTGAATTGCTTACAAAAATAAAATGGTTCAATTTTACATCATAAATCGACATTTTTTTTATTACACTACATATTTTGATAAAAATACCCTATATTCCATATTATGTAATTCTGGATAATATGAGAAAATACCATCTAAAATGAATCCCATTAAAAATCCAATCAAAATTATTGGTTTTAAAATTCGTGTATCTTTTACGAAAAATACTATGATTAATCCAATAGCAAAGAGATATACCGCTATGTAATCTTTTAGATAACCAAGTGTTAAATTCATTATATAAAATATATATAGAAAAAAATGTATTATACTATATTATGTTACCCAAAGAACTATTAATTTACATAAATTCATTTATTTGTAAACGTAAGTTTGATATTGAAAAGGATATTTTAGAATTATCGAATATATCACCTATATTCGATACATGTATTATTATAGAATATAAAGGTAAACGAGTATGTTTTCAACACGATAATAAGGATTTGTATCATTGTTTTGAAGTATTAAATAAAATAACAGAAAAAAAAATATCTACCATTCATTTTAAAACACGGGAGATTTGTAGTCACGCAAAACCATATATATCGAATTTTGGTATATTCAGTCATTATTGTTGTGACGGCAAAGGGATTATGTTTACGGACGATTGATACCCAAATCGTATGAAGATGTATGTGATATTTGTTCTATATCATAAATAGGCATTATTTCACCCAATTCAGTTGTATTTATAGCATTGTTTCCAAAATACAATTTTATAAACGACATGGTTTTATCATTATCAAACGATGTTATTATTTATTATTTATAATTTATTATATTATTTTATAGTATAATGAATAGTAAAAAAATAAACAATTTCATTATAAATTATTATAAAAATGATTCAGTAATTGGTAAGACAATTTCGTCAGGTCATTTATGGGGAATAGAAATGAAAAATTTATTTAAAAAATATTATAGACCAAATAGTAATGTTTTAGATATAGGTGGATTTATAGGTACAGTCTCATTAATATTAAGTGAAGTAATTAATAAAGATTACAAAATTTATGTATTTGAACCACAATATTATGATTGTTTAATTAAAAATATAAAAGATAATAATTTAGAAGACATTATTATACCTTATAAGTATGGATTATCAAACATAAATGGTCATATGCATTCTAATAATAAAGATTTTAACCAATCTGGTAATTATGGCGGTCAAGTTTTAACCACTTTATATGATAAAAATTTAGAAACGTGTTTAATTGAAAAAGGAGAAAATACAATTGAATTAAAAAAATTAGATGATTTCGGATTAAATGAAATAGGTTTAATAAAATTAGATGTTGAAGGGTTTGAATTATTAGTATTAGAAGGTGGAATAGAAACTATAAAAAAAAATAATTATCCTCCAATATTTATTGAAATATGGGAGGCTGAATGTTGGAGAAATAAAGATAATACTCGTGATTTTTACATAAAAAATAAGAATGATATAATAACTTTTTTACATAATCTTAATTATAAAATTGAGTGGAAAAATCACCATGATTATATATTTATACATTATTAATCGGTGTTTTCAATGTTCAAATGTGTAAACACCCGAAATTTGTAGTCACGTAAAACCATATATATCGAATTTTGGTATATTCAGTCATTATTGTTGTCAATGCAAAGGGATTATGTTTAAAACCGATGATGATACCTATCTCTTATGAAGATGTATGTGATATTTGTTCTATATCATAAATAGGCATTATTTCACCTAATTCAGTTGTATTTATAGCATTGTTTCCAAAATATAAATTTATAAACCCCATTGTTTTATCATTATCAAACGATGTTATTATTTTTTTATAGAGTTCCATTAGTTCTTCTGTTCCAATTTGCTTTGTATATTTGATACAAATCAAATGATTCTCTATTAGATAGTCACAATCTGGATCGATCAAACAAAAGTCGAACTTATATTTCCCAACTCCATATCCGCGGTTTAATACCAAAAGTGGTCCTCGACCCCCTTTTTTGTCTATATAATTTTTTTTGACCGGGTTTGAATATTTTTGAACCACAAGTTTTTTGTTTTTGATATCTGAACTATAGATTAGCAATGTTTTATCAGAATCATCCGTTAAAATGTCCTTACACTGATTCCAAACTACATTTCCAACACTTATATGAAATCCTAACTTATTTAGAGTGGTAGAGTTAAGGTACAACTTATTTAATTGAACGATGTGTTGAGGTGTACCAAATATCAAATAATCGCCATTACTTATGTAAAATTTCCGATTGTCTATATTGTCCTCTTGCACTTTTTGAACAATTACAATAATGGTATCTTGTTTGGTTTCAATATAGTCATCATTACATTCCGAAATATCGATTATTTGGAAATGATTGTTAATATACTTTCTAGTTTTGTCGTAATATAAACAATTTAAGAAATTTTTGGGCAATACAAAACTAAGGACTCCATTTTCATTTAACAGGTTTAGGGATTTTATGATAAACAAGATGAAAATATTAGGTCGTCCATCAAAATAATCGTGAAACATAGGATCTACATCCTGTTTTTTCATTACAAAATACGGCGGATTTCCCAGGATTAGGTCATATCCCCCTGAATTTTGACGTTTTAGAAAATCTTCATTATATAGCATTATCTTTTCCGTCGCCAAATTTTGAATCGACTGATATATTGTTTTATTAAATTCAATTCCAGTTATATCTAGATTTGAATATCGTGAGCATAATGCTGTAATATATTCACAAGATCCACAAGAAGGTTCTAAAACACGTCTCACATTTTTCATGTATGGTTTTAGAATATCCATATTTCGTAAAATCGTCGATGGGGGTGTGAAATAGATACCATTGTTTTGTTTTTCGGTTTTGCTTATCTGTCTGGTTAATGATATAGATAAATCAGAATAGGAAGTGGACATATTATATTTTATAATGTATTAAAATTTTATATCTATAAATCAATTTTTCTATTAACAATAAACGTATTGTCTATTGTTAATATTCATTATTTATCCTTTTTTTTTGAAATATCTATTAATTCGTTTATTAATATACTTTCGTCTAATATAGGGTCAACTGTATTGTTTTTATTGAATAATTCCTTTAATATAGTAACCTCGCGTTTTGCCTTTTGTTTCATCATGGTTTGTTCGTTTTTATAGGATTCTTCATTATTCATTTTATTATATATTTCTAGTTTCAACCGTTCAAAATCATTATCATCGGAAACATGGTCTTTTG